TTACTTCAGGAGCTGGTTCAGAAACTTCAACTGGAGTTTCTTCTACAATTTCTTCACTCATAGTTTTAAAGTCTAATTATTAGGAGACACCGGCCATTTGACCCTGTAGTCTAGGTTCGGTAGCAATAAAGTTACCGGCATAGATTAAGTGTCCAACTTTAGTAAGCTGGTCAACAGGCATCATCATTTTGCGGAACTGGAATCCACGGGTAGATTTTACATTACCAGGAACGCCAGACGGTACTGCATCAGTAGTCTTTTTAAAGTTAGCAGTCATGATGTTTTCATCTTCATAGTTAAACCCTACAAAGCCGAAGCCTTTAGTGTTTACCAAGAAGAATTTACCAGAAGGAACTTGCTCGTCTTTAGCAATCGGAGTACCACGGAAAGTCAAATAAACGAAACCTTGCTGTGCGCCCATACCTGGAGAGGTAGGAACTCCACCCCATGGGTTCATCTTTGGATAACCCGCAGTTGAGAAGTTAGCACGAACAGTAGGAGTCAAAAGACTTTCATAGGAAGACCAAATAGCTTTAGTAGTCAAAGCCAAGTCTGGGCTATCAACACCGATGGTTACAGCGTCATCAGCAGTGGCTAATTTAGCCAAAGTCAATGCACCAGTAGAAGCTAAGTAATAGCCACTCCACGCAGTATAAGTAGAGCGGGAAAGGTCGCCATAAGAAGCGAACAAAGTAGAGTCAGAAGCAGCATTTGCCAAAGAATCCCAGTCATTACCGCTACCGTTACCGGTATAAAGGTTCTGAGCTGAGTTGTTCATCAAAGATTGTGCTTGAGAGTCAAATTCTGTATCTAACAAATCGACAATCTGCTCATCGCCCATGTTGGCTGTAGTTTCAGCTACGGCAACAACAACTGGCTTGTAGGTCATTTTAAGATTGAAGTTTGTCCTGACACGGACGTTCTGGCGATCCGTATCTAACTTATCTGCAATACCTGCGTTACCACCATTGGTAGTATCGGTATATTTAATTGGGAACTGGTAAGAAGTACCAGATTTCCATTCTTTCGGCTTCTGGAAGAATGTCATCAAACCAGGAGTACCAGTGGTAACTTGGTCATAGACATCAGGAAGAATTTTTTCACGAGTCGTGGTCGTGACTGCTGCGTTAAAAATCATTTTAGTAAACTAAAGATTACGCCGCACCTTTTAAAGCTCGCAGATACTCTACGGCTGTTCCAAATTGGCTTGGATCTAATTTTTGACCTCCTGCCCCTGGATTAATACTCACAGGATCAGTTCGCTTAGTTATGTTGGCGGCAGTTGTGGTTTGCACCTTCTTAACTAATTCGCTCATGTCTTTCATATTTTGATGAGCTGCTTTGAGGTCTTTAAACCCATACTTAGTAGCATGTAAGAACAAAGCGTTTTCATTGAGTGTTGGGTCTGCAGCTTTAATCTCAGTAAGTTGAGAAACTACTAAGTTTTCAAGTGCTTGCTGCTGCTCAATTTTTGTCTGTTGTTCTTTCGCCATATCAGCCTTTAACTCTTGCTTAGATATTTCTATCAATTCAGCATAAGTCTGTGGCTGCCAATTTGGATCTTGGTAAGGCTTTTCTGTAGTTGTCTTAGTTGGTAAAGGCGCTTCCTCTAACTTAGCTAGAGTCTGCGATTTTCGGGTAAACTCTGGTAAAAAGTTTTCTTTCCACTCTTTACTTAAAGTCGCCCCATCAACCTTTCGCCCGTCTGGTAAGTCAAACAGTTCAGGCTCGGTAGGTTTAACCTCTTCTGGTGTAGTTTCTACAACAGGTTCTACAATCGGTTGTTCGCTTGGTGCATCTGCGGGAACATTCCCATTATCTGCACTGGGAGCAACTTCAATTTCTTCGTCCATATTATCCTTGAGACTGCTTCACTCCCCTTGGTCTTGCGACTGGTTTGCTAGGCTTGGTCTGGTTAATTTGCACATCCTTACCCATTGGGGAACAGGCAAGGTCTGCAAACTACTTCTTTTCTTCTTTAGGCGGGTTCTCAGCTAGAGTCTGAGAACGCTCTGCCATTATCTGTCCATGTTCTTGAGCTTGCTTTTTAAGTTCCATATCTTGCCTATCTTTTGCATGGATTTGCATTTTTTCAGCTACTGCGATTTCTGGATCTGCTTGAACACCTATCTTTTCAAGAATTTGTACCTGAGCATCGGGTTGTACATCTGCATAATTTATAGTTACATTTGGTGGTTTTTGTTCTGCTTGTGGAGCTAGTTGCTGGGCTTCTTCAGGGGTCATCCCCACCGCTAAAACTTTATTCATTTGCCATGTAACAGCATTCTTGGCTTTTTGTTTAGCGTCATCATAATTAGCAGCTTCCAAATAGTCAGGTAAACCTAATGCACCTTTTTCAAAATCGTTTTGCGCTTGTTCATATTTAAACTCATCATCAACTGGCAAAGATTTACCGGCAATAATTTTTACCTTGTTACCAACTTCGATATCATCCTGTATAAGCTCAATTACTTCGATCTCACCCTCTTTATTTTCTATTTCTGTAGAATGATATTCGGTGTACCTGGTCTTAACTAATTGCAAACTCCAATCAAACATCTCTTTGGATACATAGTCGCCTAGCTGGACAAGTTCATTTAATCTAAGGAAAGATTGTTGTATAAGCGCAAGTCTTCCGGCTTTGGTTTCTTGACCTTCGCGTTCTCCACGGAAAGCGGAGGAAGCGGCCATAATATTGTCAATCTCAGAACGACTATCCAACATATCTTTAAAAACCATTTCAGGAAGTGGTGTACCAACCTCACGAGTTACACCATCTTTAACCCCTTTACCCCAAATAATTCCTTTTGTTTCAAAACGGATACGCTGGGCGTCACTCTTTCCCATTACATCTGCGTCAACTTTTATAATCCCATTTACTAACTCACAGTTCTCGTCAATGTCAATTTTCCTTTTATCAATACCCCTCTGTAATTCAGCAGAAAGGGTAATCATGTCAGTGCGCCCTATCGGAGTATTTTCATTGTTGAAGATAGTAGCAAAAATATATGGCTTACGGGGATTATTAAAATAATTAAAGTAATAAGACTTGAATTGGACTGGCTCTGCTGGATTAACTGGATTTTCAGTTGTACCATCTTCTGGGGTGCTTCTTTGAAAAGTCGCGTCATACTGCGCTTTTTGCGTTTTACGACTGTCTTGATCTAGTTTAATTTGCTGTAATAATTGTCTTTTGGGTTCGACCTCTAAAGTATCAATTTGCTGTTCTTCTTCTTCGGTAATTAAAATACCATCCCAATCCCAGTAAGGATTCTTAATTTTATCTAAGATAATATTTTCTAATTTGAAAATTACATAGTCACCTATCCAGGACTCTTTGTATTTAACATCTGGGTTTTTAATGTACAGCTGCTCTTCGTCAACAATCCCAAATTTCTTCATTAACTCTTCTTTTTTCTTGGGGAAACGGTCACAAATAGCGCAAAGATTGTCTTCAATTTCTTCGATTGCAAACTCACTATCTTGCTCTTTACTAGCGTACTTACCAAACCTAACCTTACGAGGATCAATAGCACGGAAATCAAAATCGTTTATAGTGGGATTCCAAAACGCTTTAATGACAATAAGTCGTCCAAAATACAAGTTCCTGTAACCCTTGCGAACGGTTTCTTTTGTATTTAAATCAAGGAATTTATTCCTTAAGTAAGATTCCAGTTTTTGAGCAAATTCTTGTGCTGGTTGACCTGGTTTTCCTGGTAGAATATTAATTCCAGGAGGATTGGCAATTAAAGAGTTAATCACCGATTCCATATTTACGAACACTCGATTAGCGTGAACTACCCAATTTTTGCGGGTATATGGAAGATTATTAACCCAATCTGACTTATTCTCATAAATTGCTGTGTTTTGCTTATAGATTCGCTCAACAATATCCCAAAGTTCAGATGATGAAATCCACCTGGCTTCAACAAGTTTTGATAGACTATCTTCACTTAAAGTTGTTAGGTCTAGCTTTGGCATTTTTTATGTTTAAGCCCTCTGGTAATCAAAGTGCTTTGCTCCTATGCAGAGGGCTGTAGGGGTTGTTACAACCCGTAAAATTATAGGAGAGCTTAAACGCAAAAAAGCGGGCTACCAAAACCCGCTCGTGAGAGTGAATCTTGGTAGCCCGCCGTTTGTTGTGGTAAGGGCTGACTTGTATATTTAGTTACGCCTATTATAGCATTTAAAAACTAAGTCGTCAAATTTGGAGGCATTACTTTATTAGTCCACTCAATTAATCTTAAATTATTATCATGATCAAAGTGCAATACTCCCGAATTAGCTTTCAAATTTAACACTCCCGAAGTCATTATGTATAAAACTTTAGGAGCAAGACGCTTGGGAATTGTGAGTACTACCATTTCTTCATCAATCACTTGCAGCATGTTATGAGTGGTTAGTAAATACTACTGGATGATACCCTGATGTATTAGTTATTGTTTCCATAATTATTGTCTCTAAATGCCCTTGAAATATCATATACATTATCTGACCCTAACACGCTAACCTTTTCTTCAACTTCCTTAAAAAATACTCCTGAACCTGTACCTAGCATGGCTAAATATGAATATAAATCCGCAAATACATAGTGATCCTCACCCGTAGTAGAAGCCCAAATATATCTTTCAATTCCTGCATTATTTACTACTTTTTCACGTCTTAAAGTCTCGTAATGTTTAATAAATAACTGAAATTCTTTATCCGTATCTACCCCGATCAAGTGTTTAGCCTCAATCATGTTCGTAAGGTGCTGATCTAAAATTCTATCCCGATGAGAATAGACTATTCCTTTTTTATCATTTTCACCCCACCAGACAATCATTTGCGGATTATTGGCATTTTCCATAAAGAATGACATCTTCATGAAGGGATAGGTTTCAACTATATACCTAGACAACGTACTGTCTGGCATAGCATCAATTACTCCACTTGTGGGTTTCCATAGGGCCAGAATATCATCCAGATCACTAGGCTTTGTAAAGCGTCCAATCTTTATAATTCCCTTATTAGAACGAATCACATAATGTTTTATGTTACCAACATCTATTCCGATAAATCTCTCACCAATATCTAGATCCTTTGGGGTCCATAGGTCTAAGATAGTCGTCCTGGTAACACTTAAATCGCCTGGACTATAGCTCTTACCCAATACAAAGTTATTAAAGTATGCTGGATCTCCCTGTGAATCGTCAATGATTTCATCTACGCTAATCCAACAACACATCAAATGGGAGATGTGATAACCGCTTATTTTACTTCCTGGATTTTGTGCTACCCACTTCCCTTGCCTTCTGACATCATCACTAATCGGTTCTTTGCAGTTACGGCAGATATAACATTTACGGTCTAAATCTATAGAATCAGGCCAAACAAGGTAATGCTCGTCTTTACAATGAGGACAGGTTATAACCCATTCCTTCTGATCTGACTTCTGAAACTGTAGATCAAGCTCATCCCGTTCAGTACCTGGGTTAGAAAACATCCAGCGACCCTTATACAAACTTGCCTTTGTACGGGATTTATATGTTTCAATTGCACCTTGGTCTGACCGGCTAATCTCATCATGAATCAATAAGTCTGCGGTTGTAGAAATGGCTGCAGTCTTACTATTGGTTCCTTTGAAGAATATAAAACGGTCATTAAACTCTTTTCGCTCCACGTTGTCCGTAGCCATACCCTCAAACTCTTCATGGTTTGCTTGGACTATTTTATTAAACTTTGAGCTAACAAACTCGTTTACATCCGAATCTGAACTCATGGTATAAATGGTGTTAAAGTGCAGATGCTTAATCGCAAACAAAGCTTTCACCGAGAACGTAACCGATTTACCAACCTGAGCGCAGGCAGTAAGGACTATCGTTGGTGTCCAATCACATAAAATATCAATAAGCCAAGGACGGTCTGTAAAGATAAATGCCTCGCCTTTTTCGTTTACTATCCCTCGTTCAGTAATCCATTGGAGGATTGAATAATACTGTTTATCATTTTGATTCGCCATCTCCTCCTCACCGCTAGCAACAAGTGAGGAGGAGGCAGAGTGCTAGCTCTACCTGTTTAAAATTTTGGCATTTTTAGAAAAACAGCCTTAGGAACTCTTACGTCTAATTTATCAATTAATCTGCCATATCTTACAAGATAAATATTGTAAAACTCTTGTGGGTGCATAGTCCTATAAAATCTCTCCTCTTCAGTTTTGTCACGCATTACTTTCAAGGCTTCAATAATTAGAGACAATTCCGCATTATCCAACTCTATAGTATTTTTTGATAGTTTATTTTTTTTCATCTTCATTAACAATAGCTGTTTCAATACTAACTAAACTAGAAGCAATAGCAACGGCACTTTCTAAGGCTAGGCGGACGACTTTAAAAGGGTCAATAATACCAGCGTCGAACATATTAGTATATTCTTGAGTTTTAAAATTAATACCAAAATCAAATTCACGATGCAAGAAAGCAGTGTTTTCCATGCCAGCATTTATCATCATTTGAAACATTGGAGCGCTTAAAACTTTTTTAAACATAGGTTCTAACACCTTATTTGAGATGTCCATTAATGCCACTCCCCCACCAGCCACTATACCCTCTTGCAATGCCGCTTGAGTAGCGTTAATAGCGTTCTCAAATTTATACTTCTTAGAGTTAAATTCGGTGTCAGTGTAAACGCCGACTCTAATCACGCCTATACCACCTGTAAGCTGTGCTAAACGTTCTTCAAGCATTCCTTTAGAATATTCACTAGTGGTATTAGTTATCTCGTCTTGTATGCCTATTATTCTAGTCTGCAATCCTTCGTTAGAAACACCACCGATAATTGTTGTTGTGTCTTTAGTTGCAATAACCTTTTCAGCGCGGCCGCAAACATCAACAATTGAATTATCTAATTTCATACCCATTTCTTCGCTAATAACCTTAGCTCCTGTAAGAGCGGCCATATCAAACAAGAACTCTCTAGCACGAGAACCAGTGTAAGGATTCTGAACACAAGCGATATTCATTACTCTATTTTGAGCATTAACAGTTAAGCTTGCTAATGCAACTGACTGTACCATATCAGCAATAATCAAAACATCATGCCCTGTGCCAATCGATTTCATCAGACTCATTATCTGCTCATTTGTTGAGATAACACGGTCTACCAGAATAACGTAAACGTCATTTAGTACTGTGCTTTGGCTTGCTTGGTCATTAATAAAGTAAGGGGATATAAGCCCTTTATCAAACCTTGCGCCTTTAACAACCTCTTTTGTGTAGCCTAACTGCGCTCCTTTTTCTACTGTAATAACACCGTTAATTCCTACTTCTTTAATAGCCTCGGCAATCACTTTAGCGACTTCGGGGTCTAGGGACGAGATGGTTGCTATTCTTTCAATATCACTCTCTGTGACTTCACGCTTGATTTTTGATAATTCTAATAGTACTTCTTCCAATCCGGCCTGGAGTCGTTCACGAACTTCACGAATTTTGGAGGAGTCGTTTGCAATTTCTTTAAAAGCTTCGGTAACGAGGGCGTGAGTAAGTATTGTAGTAGTTGCCGTTCCATCTCCTCCTTCGCTACTCGTTCGCAGAGCCGCCTTCCTAAGCTTTGAGAGTCCGAGTTGTTCATATTTATCTTTAAATTCTAAGTTCTTTAAGATTGTCACGCCGTCATCGGCTTCCACAGGGTCAAGCCCAGGCCATTCAATAATAGCGGACATACCCACAGCTCCAAGTGTAGGACGCACAGCATCAGCGGCTTTATCTATTCCAGCTTTAATTTTCATCCTAGCTTCGTGACCAAAACTAATTTCTTTGCTCATACGTTATATCTTTGTCCCACTCACCGAGTGGTTTAAATTTAATTATCCTACCTTTATGTGTTTGATTTCCAATAGTTATGTCAGGCTCTTGCCAGGCAAATCCATCTGGTAAGTCATCAATCTGTATAGGCTCTAAGCCTTTTTCTTTGGCGTATTGTTCAACGTTAGCTCTTGTTATTTTCATAATCTTTGAGACCAAGTTCTATCAACTTTTCTTCTACGCATTTAGGGCAAAACTTATACCAAAGAGTGTAATTCTGTCCATGTTTTTCGCAATCTATTTTCATAAAACCGCCAATAAATCAGTTATTGCAACAAACTTAACCTTTTTACCATCTAAATCTATTTCGTGGGTATCAGGAGAATATTTAGCAAACAAAACGATGCTCCCAACTTCTAACACCGTATTACCTAAATAAATAGGCTGGTTGATTTCAGCAATCCTGCCTTTATAAACGTAGTTATCTTGCACGTCCACAGTCTTAAAGCCTTCCTTGGCTTCTTCTTCTAGTTTTTCTACTACAACATATTTATTTGATATTTGCATTTTTAACGTGAGTTAAATAATAAATCCTCATCATTTCATTATAAAAATCCATACTATCATTATTTATAAGCTTAGAGGCTTCTTCTGGGGTTAGCCCTGCATTCTTGCATAAACCAGCCAGCAAAACTAAATGATTATCGTTTTCCATATAGTAAATTAAAATTAGTTTCGAAAGGTTGAATAGTATCCGCAAACCCTCTGCCTCTATCCTTTGCTACAAGTTTGCTCTTTGTCCAAAAACTGTCTTTGTGCTTGTCTGTAATCAATCTTTGACACCAATGACCTGCAGAACATTTAGTCTTGTAGTAGGCCACTTTCTGCGTGCTATTAGTCCAATCTACCTCAATCTGTCTGACTGCTTGAGCTTTAAAATCCATCCCACACCTATCACAATAGAAATCTGTTATTGTTACAGGTTTACTATCCGCTAACGTTGTTTCCCTATCCTCAAGTTCTTTAAGCCTATTTCTGTGATATTTCCTGTCAGCTGACCGTTTTTCTTGGGCATTAATAAGCTCTGTAATATGATAATGTTCCTCAACTAAAGGTTTTGGTGTGTGTCTTAATACATCGCTCATATTCCGAATATCCCTTTTAATCCTTTATCTTCTTTTTGTTGATCTTTAAATTCTTGCTCTGTGCCACTTCCTAAAAACTCCGCTTTACCATCTACCTCATCAGGAATAATAGCCATTTGCTCTTCGCTTAACCCTTCTAATTTCTCAATAACTTTAGGGTCTTTTTTACTTAGCTGATATAGTCGTTTTAGACGTTTAAACATTGGGATTTATAAGTCTTTGTTTAATCTTTTCTTCAATAATTTTTATATCTGCTTGGTTTTCCGGCGAAAATATAAAGTTATAAGTAGTATTTTGAGCTTTAGGTTTATCGCTTTCATCTTCCCTTTTTACCATCCCAAGAATTTCAGCGCCTAATTTAAGCTCCTGAATTCTATTTGCCGGTTTTGCTTTTAAATCATCAACTAAAGCTGTGGTAATAAATTCTTCTGTAAGACCTAAATTTCTAATTGCTTGTTTAAATCCTTGGCTCTCTAAAACCCTTTTTGGACTGTTCTGTAAGCCAAAACCATAGCCAACACTTTTCAATACGACACCTATAGAAGCTGGGTTATCCTTAGCTAGATTTTTAAATATCGCTTTTGCCGCTTTCAGTTGTCTCGGACTTGGTGTCTTCTTGTCCATCTTCAATCCTTTTTAATAACTCAATAGTTGTTTTGGTTTGCATCTCAGCACCATGCTTTGCCAAAACCTCTTGAAGGTCTTTTGTTAAAGCCTCTCCTTCTTCCATTGTAAGTTCTCGATATTCCATATTATTCAAGTAGCCAATCTAATGATAATAAAACATTTGGCTCAATTTCAGTATCGCCTAAATCCTCAACTTTGATCTTTTCTAAATCCTTACCTGCACCAAAACTCAAATCAATATCAATATCACCAAGCTTATTATAATCCTTCTGGAATTCTGGCATATTTTCAGGTTTTACTCTTATTTCATCAGGGTTTTCAGGATTATCAGTAGAAACTCCTAGTTTCCTGATTAACTCATTTCGCTTTTCTTCAAAAATAGCCAACTCTGGCTGACAAAGATTTATAATCTTACTAATTTTGTAAGACACTTTTATAGGTAATTTTATTTCGAGTAACTTCTTAAGACTTTCTTGGCTATTAACGATTATTTGTAATTTCATAAAAAAGACGGCTCACGCAAAAATAGCGTAGCCGTCTATTAATTTATATTGTACCTAAATTATAGCAAATATAACGTATTTGTCAAGCACTCTTTTTACTCCCCTCCTGACGGCTTAAGAGAGGAAGGGAAAAAGAAAAGTGCTTAACCAGCATCCCCTACTTCCCTTCTAATATTTTAATTAAAAATTTCCAATCTATTTCGTTTTTCCATCCAGCAATATATATCACCGCCTCCTCCATCCTGTTTTGGGAATCGATGAGTTCGTTTATTTTTAAACGTAAGTCTAAATTAGAATCTTCATTTATTGTTAATTTCTCTATAGGCATAGTTATTCTCCTTTCTTGTTAAGTAAATCGATTAATTTCATATACCATGGCTTGTACTTCAGTGCTTCCCAATTCACTTCTGCCCTAAATCTCCAAATACTCTTCCTAGGGTAATTTGGTGGTGGGGTTATTGAGTCAAGATTGTTCATAGAGGTTAATGATTTGCACATTTAAAACAAAAGTTAGTTTGGGTTATACAATAATGATAGCGTCCTTTTATATAATCTTGATGACAAGTAGAGCAATGTACAAACTCTTGTGTGTTACTCCATTTTATTTCTCTCATAATCTTTTAGTTAATTATTTACGATTATCTTTTACAAAATCCTTAGTTTTAATTTTAAACATTTCGCCATTCTTACAATGCCAAACGATACCTTCAATGGGCATTTCAGGATTGCCAAACTTAGTTTTTTGTAGTGGCAACCATTCTTTCAATTCTTTGTAAGTAGTAGGTACATTTTCAAATACTGGGGCTTTACCGCAGCTAAACAACATAACAGTATTTTTATCTAAACCTAACGGGTTTCCTTGAATATTTAAGCCAACTGCTTCGCCGCTCCATTCTCCATCTTCAATATCAGTTAGGTCTGTGTTTTTAACAGCTTCATACAAATATTTATCCGCTGGTGAAAATGGGTCAGCATCAACATACCAAGGTTCTTCAATACCTTTTTGCTTTTGAATTTTATCAGGATTACGACGCTTTTCTAACCTAACTACTTCATTCTTGCGAACAGTTAAGCGTACATTCATACCATCAATCTTTTCTGTTGCTATAACTGTTTGGTCTAACGCAAGCATTTCTAAACTTAAACCCGCTAGTGGCTTATCAATTACTGTCTTATCGCCTTCCCAATCTCTATCAAATATTGTTTTAATCTTTTTCATATAGTTTAGTTAATTATTTAATATCTTTAATACTACAGTAACAAGCTTTAAAACTTATTCTGCATTCATCTCTAAACCGTATAAAATGATGACCTTTATAGTACCAGTGATACAATCTTACAAATACTATATACCACCAACTCCATCTTTGTTTTTCCCAATAATCTTTATATTCAATAATCATAATTATTTGCTTAAACTAGGCGGCAACGATTTGACGAGGGGGAGCCGAGCTAATCTCCTACGGCAACACAAAGTTGCTTTTCTTCTCGTTGTTGTTTGACTCGTATAGTCACGTTGCAATTCCCGACTGACAAAAACATGTTTTATACGGGTCTTTCTCTTTCTTGGCAGGGGTCGGATATACCGAGACTTACCTTCAGCTGTCAGTTCGACTTTACCTTTTCCACCACGCCTAGAACTAAATAAACAATTATTCCTTAATTTCTAAGCTCCCTATTACGAATGGCTTAGCTCATAGGGGCTGTTACTGTCGGCTCATTTGACAGTTTTGGCACATGCAAATTCCTGTCGTATTATGAGTTATTGACACTTAACATCACCACCTTTCATTCCAACCGTAGTTGGGGGATTAATCTATTATTTCCATAAAATTATAACCTTGATTTTTTATTGCAAATTTAGCAAAACCGGTATCCCCACTTAAACAACGTGCTTTATAATTACCATTTTTATCTTTTGGATAACCATCTTCCATTAAAATTCCCCAATTTTGTAATATACGGTCTGCTTCTGTTGGATTTGCTGTCTTTATAGTTATTTTCTTCATATCTATTTAATTAATGATTAAACAGTACAAATAGTAGCCATGCAATTAAATACCCTATAACAAAACTTTCTAAATCAAATTTTGGAATCTTCATCTTGTTTAATTAATGATTATCCCACCCACATAAGGATTGACGGGAGAGCTCATGAGAGCCTTTTGAGCGGCCTGCCTTATTCGTCGGCAGCTCCCCACCAATCCATAAGTAGGTAGGAGTTAGGGGGTTAGGTAATCTTTTTATAGCCTACTGTTCTGACTTCTACTGGTTCGACTTCTATCCAGTTTAAGGTTTCACCATTAATATCTGAGAAGCTATTAAAATCTGCATCCCCATCTTGATAATTTGCCATATAAAATTTACTAGTTGTCGTATCTTGTACAACAATTTCAACCTCGTTGCCATGTCTCCAAGTGCCAGTAATCCTGCTTTGAACAGTTCTAATATCTCCTAAATCATCATGTACTGCTTTTTCACTATTTTGTTTTAAATATTCTTCTCTTGTCATACACTTCCTTTCATTAATTTAATTAGGGGATTTTGGTGGGGGCGCAAAGATTTACATCAGTAATTACTCTGACTTCTCCTTATAACGGCAATACACTTGTACTTCGTGTGCGTTCCCCCCAGAAACCCCTAATCCTTACTTATTTCTTCTTTGTTAATGGTGAAATCAATACAGGAATTATTTTAGATTCTGCACCTATAGATACATACCTACCCTGATATGCTTGAGCATCTTTCTTAGTTCTAAAAGTTGCTATATAAATCCCCCAATTATCAGGGTAAAGTCTTGAAAATCTACTTTTTACCGCCCAAGCTTTCACAGATTTTATTTTAGGGGATTTCATAGGCTATCGGTTAATCGTGGAGCGCACTTTCATACACCCAAAGCAAACCTGTGTAATAGCGGAATGATAGGTGCTGTATATCGCTTGATGCGTATGCACTCCCTCACATTCATCAATTTGCTTTATTAATTCTTCTTTTGTAGGGACGTGTTCGTATTCAAAGTTCATTTTATTGGAGTTAGTTTTTTAGTTCTTTTAACAATCCAGTCGTGACATTGTTTAAGGATTTTTTCACGGGCAGCAGCGTAGGCAGCAGCGTAGGCAGCAGCGTTGGCAGCAGCGTAGGCAGCAGCGTAGGCAGCGTTGGCAGCAGCGTTGGCAGCAGCGTAGGCAGCGTTGGCAGCAGCGTTGGCAGCGTTGGCAGCAGCGTTGGCAGCAGCGTTGGCAGCGTAGGCAGCGTTCCTATTTTTCTCTGTAGGTGACTTTAACCAAGTCTTAGCAGCTTCAATAGCTTCTCTAAGCCTTTTATCATCAGGATATTTTTTCTCAAAAATCTCAATTACGAGTTCGGCAGCAAAGATGGATAGGGCTACAGAGTCTTCTTTTTCCCACTTCCAGGCTTTAACAATTTTCATATCTTCCCAAGCTTCTTTATCCTTACTGATGTCCGAAGCCCCTCTTACTTCAACTAGAGCCAGACATTCCATATCTACAAAGTTCATCGCATCAATAATCGAGTTAGAAGCGTGAAAGCCATTGTGACAAGCATTAACCGTACCTTCAACTTTCCTCCACTCTCCTACTTTCCATTTATAATCTCCGTGAGACTTAAGTCCTTTTTTAAGCGACTTCCATAGTGTTTTATTTTTCATGATTGGTTATTAATTATTTCCTCCCACTTCTCTAGGTTTGGTGTAGACATGGGGTTTACTTTATATACCAAGATTTTAAACGAGGCAATCCTTCCAATACTAATTTAATTTGTGCTTTAGTAATTTTTTGCGCTCCTATTCCATCATGGAGCAAGACAAGCAATGCTCTTTGTGTTAATGGACTATTGGTAAACTTCTTAAATCCTTCAGCTACTTCGATAATAGATTTTGCCAAAAGTTCTACGCTTTCAGGATTTTCTTCATCCTTCTTAATTCTTATATTTGTCATACACCTTTATATTTCTCCCCGAGAGGGGGGGTTAATTAAATAAATGCTTAAGTTTTTCTAACATCTTTTTAGCGATAATATTTTTATCTATTTCATTTTTAGTTAAATGAGAATTATGATATGTGGTATCGCATTTTTTACATTTACCTTTTTTATAATTACTAGCTGGTAAAAGCCAACCTTTTCCGTATAACTCATTCCAAATAGCTTTTAATATTTTTTCTTTTAATCTTAATTCTTGAGTTAAAGGAATATCATCACCAGCACCGATCATTCCATGTTTATAATGACAATTTAAGCAGAAATACTCGTTATACGCATTATAAAATGTCCAAATTAAGGGACTTTCACAGTTAGGACATACTTTAATTTCTTTTTGTTTCTTCATACATATTTTACTTAGTTAATTTTTCTAAAGGTTTAAGGGTTAGCTAGAAAAAATGCTTTTGTAAATTCTGGTGGCGCAATACTTCTAAGGTCTGTCCGTTTTTCTCTGTCTCGTTCACTCATCGGAGTTATAAAAGTATTTATAGAACCTTTATTAGGCGTATTGTTCCAAAATGGCCGTTGGGGGGGGTTGAAGATACCCCATAAATTAGTCTTCTTGCTATAGTCTGCCCCGAACTCGTAAGGCGTGTATTGAAACGCCGGTTTTCCTAAGAACCATTTAAGGTATCCATCGGGATTCTCAATCGCCCAAAACTTTAAAGGCATTTCAGGATTAGCGTCTCTTGTGATCCGTGCCTGGCACTTCCATATAATATTTAAACAAGCTTGCACCAGTTCCATGCCCTGCATTAAATCCCTAGGTGTTTTTGCAGTCGTACGAGCCTTAGAAAACATGGTACAGGGTGGATTAGCGAAAATTCCATAAACGTTCTCTGGTGGCTCATATTTACGCACGTCGACGTTTTTATCCACATACCGAACGTCATATCCAGCTTCCTTGTAATCCCTAGTATCGCTTCCAAACTCTGAACAACAAAGGTGAAGTATGATTTTGTCTTTATTTTCCATTTTCTTTTTTGTAATATCTTTTTAAAGGTTTTTCCAATATCTGCGTCACTTTATTCATGAAAGCAAAAATAGTATCGTTCAACTCTTTATTTTCTGCGTCACTTAAACCTACTACGGGGTGACTACTTGCCACGCATAAATCTTTTGTCCCTCTAACTGAAAGGGTTAAATGCTCTCCAATGTATATACTTGGCGTATGACCTGTTAAAATTGTTTTCATTTTTTCTTTTGTTTAAATAAATAATGGGCTAGTAAGTTCTTTGTAAAATGACTCTGCTTTTTTTGCGTTTGGATTATCTTTTAAAAACCTTCTAAATCCGGCAAGCATAAGTTCGCGGCCATTCTTATTAGATCTCGTGTATACCGTACCAGGAAGCACAGGGTAATTTTCTCTCGCCTCTAATCGTTCTGTAATGCTTTGTATTTCAAAAAAATTTAAATAATTACCAGAAACCCATACACCTGGCAAAGATCCATCAATACTGGCAGCCATAATTTTATCAGCTTGTTCTTCGGATATATCGTAAGTTTTACCTGACTTTGTTTGTATAATTTTCATATAGATATTGCGCTAGTTTTTTTAACTTGGTTAAATTGCTTGTTATTGTTTAACCACTTACTAAGGCGTTTTTTAACTTCAAAAGTTTGTTGTTGTTCCCAACGTTCTTTAGTGCCAGATTTATTTAGCTCTGTCCAATAATCTATAAATTTTTTAAGTTCGGCGGCAAAAAAATCCTTTTGTCCATACTTATTCTGCAACCCAAGTAATACTTTTAACTGACTGTCTGTATTGGAAAAAAAATCTTTTGCTTCTTCCGCTGGTGTTTTTTCTCCCTCTAATCTAACCTTATCTAATCTACTCTTACCTATACTAACCTGTGTTTCCAAACTGGATACATCTTGTATACGTTCTGTATACGAACTGTTATCTTTTAGTTCTAAATTATTTTTCTCTTCTACATATTTTGTCTCATTATATCGGTCATTTTGGATATAATTATTAATACGCCAGTGTTTTATTACAATGATTCCAGTCTCAAAAGTCAAGATAAATCTTTTGGCAATTAAAACTTTCAAATCATCTTCCTGAACTCCAACCGCTCTCATTATTTTTTTAGGATTTCCTATAAATCCATCATCATCAGCTCTCATGGAGAGGTGAAAATAAAGAAGTTGTGAACTTACAGGCATTTCCAAGAAAGCGTCTGTATCAACTATTTGAAGAGAAAACATGCGTTTTTGTGCCATACGGTTTGTATTTAAAATAATACGTTTTTAACTTCTTCTTTAACTTCAGGATAAAACTGCTGATTCCATTCTTTGATCTTCTTAGTCATTCTTAAAAGTTTGGTGGCAGGGGCAGGATTCGAACCTGCGATCTCTGGCTTATGAGGCCAGTGAGTTACCACTTCTCCACCCCGCGATATTAACTTCCTTAATTTAACTTTTGAGATATGGTGATGGTTTGGATTATCACACGTCTTATCGCCTAAAATGACGTACCCACCTTGATTTAACTCTGATATGCGCTTTCTGTCGTCCTTCATAAATAACTCGGCTGTAGGGCAGTGATATTGACCGTCAGAAAGCATATTAAGTATTAGATTGTGTTGGGGTGTTAGTTTCATTAGTACTTACTAAGAATTTTGTTTGTTAGTATTTCGTATCTGCGTTTAACATTGCTTTTAAATGCCTTAAGCTGACGTATTCTTCTTTCAATCGTTTGCTGTTGTAGATAAACATCCTCCACTTCAAGATACGCTGCTGCTTTCGCCACGGAATTATGTAAGCTAATAAGTTCAAGCCGTTTTTGAGAGACTTGCTGGTCAACTTCCGCCAGTCCTTCTTCGTATTCGGTAAGGTAAGAAGAAGCCCAGAAGAGGAGTTCATCACATACCACTGGGGATATAATTTTCTCTGGAGCTTTTGCATATTCGAGTAAGTCTTTAATTTCCATTTTTGTATTTGTTAATGACTGCTTCCACTTCTTCTCTTGAATAGTTATTGCCTTTTATTTGCGCTTTAGCTCTTAGCTGCTCTAGCCAAATAGGTGAATTTTCTCTTATTAATCTTTCACCGTAAACTCCTAGGTTTCCACTTTTGTAATGATTACACTGAATACATTGGGGTTTTAGGTTATTGAGATCAAAGTCTAATTTGTTATGTATGTAATGCCCGGCGTTCATGTCATACTTCCAGTCAAACCACTTTAAACAGGTATAACACTGATTAAATTCGTTCTTCGATCCATTCGACCGCACCCAAAGGCTTATAAGTGTC